CTCAAAGCCCCAATATGCCATTCTTTGTGACAAATCACGTTTATTCCAATCTTCAGGCACTTCTCTTTCAATAAATTCTCTAATTATACCCTCCTTGGCTGACGTTTCTCTATGGATCTCCTGTTCAATTTTAGATTGTTCTAACTCTTGACCTGTAAGGTATAACTGTTCTCCTAACTGCCAATATATCTTAGCCTCAGCCCATATTTGGTCTATTTCGCTATCAAGGTCGTTGAATACGCTTTTATTGGGCGTTATCACTCCCACAGTCACAGGCCAGAATCTTCTATTTCCTGTCCTGTCCTTTAAAAACTCGTTATCGTTAGTTGTCCCAAAGAATACACATCTTCTCGGATAAGACGTAGTACGCCTGCCGTAAGCCTCCCTGTATACGTCATCAGTCTTACTCAAAAACTGCTTGACCGCATTAGTTTCAGCCTTGCTAAGTCCGTTTAGCTCCCCAAGCTCATTTATCCATTTACCTTGTATAAGTTCTGCCGCTTCTTTTCCCTCGAAAGTGTTAAGACTGTCGGAATACCAACTTTTACCTAATTTACTTAAAAATGTAGATTTTCCGATGCCTTGAGGTCCAGTAAATATAGGCATGTAGTCGTACTTTACGCCCGGCTGATACACTCTTGCTACTGCTGCGCATAGCGATTTGCGAATAACAGCCCTCACATACGCATTATCTTCTGCACCGAGGTAATCAGTCAAAAGGGTATCTAATCGTTTTACTCCGTCCCATTTTAGCCCGTTCAGGTATATCTTAATGTCGTTTATACTATGCTTAGATGCAACTATCATAATAGCGTCAAATATTTTTTCTTTACCTGTTATTAAATAAGTCTTTTCAAGATAATGTCTAAATCCTGCATCATCAGTATCCGTCCATTCTCTTTTATCATCCTTGTTGTTCCATGGTAAAGAGCCAAGCACAAGCCCACGATTGGCAAATTCATCGTATGCAATCTTGCCTGCAAGTAGGGGATCATGTTCAAGTATTATAAATATATTATCAATTGTTTTTGCAGGAGTTCCAGTTTGAGGCGAGGTAGACAGGAGTTTAAACCAGTCACCAGGATCAACTAATTCTTTATTAAAATCACTTGTGGCACTTTCATATCTCTGCTTATTCAAGATTGTAAGCACCGTTTCATCTTGTATTGCAAACTCTGCCATAGCCGTATACGACGGCAGTTTATTAGTAGGCGTATTATCTTTTGCATCGTTGTCGAGTTCGCCAAATTTGTGTATTCTTACCAAATCAAAAGCATTACACAGTTTATGACCTGCGGGATCTGTAGCATGGTTTGAATACAAGAATAATCCGTTTCCGTATACTACACCTCCGCCAAACGTTGAGCCTCCTGCGAACGTGTATCTGTTCTCGTCGTCAGTAGCCGTGTACACATCAGATAAAAACGTAGATATGGCACTGTGGATATCATAGACCTTGCAAAATGCACCAACTACTCCATTTTTCTCTGTCGGATCTTGCTGTTTATCTGCAAGTTTAAGAGTATTTTTTTCTTCACCGTCCAGTCTCGGCCATTCATCTATATTCTTCCAGTCTTTGTATAGTTTTAGTACGCCATCGGCATTTAAAAAAGGCTTATCTTCATGTACGCATACATATTGGCTATCTCTACTGCATGACGGCCAGTACATTAACCTTGACGCTTGAAATGTTGTAGGATCGCACCAAGATATATTAATCATCTCGGCTATTTTCCTTGCAACAGGCTCATACTCATCAAGGGTAAGCGGTCTGTCAGTTGGTATTATAACTCTCAGCCTTGGACGTACAGGCTCATGCTTACGTGTCGAGTACACAGCGTAAGCACAGCCTAAATTTTTTATCTTCAGTATTACGTCATCCGTGCCCTCAGCAGGAATATTATCAAGGTCTAAAGCTATAAGATCACGGCTTAATACGTTCTTCTCATATCGTCTGTTATCTTTCAGCAAACCGCCGACAAATCCGCCAACATCTTTTAAGTTGTCTTGGTCAGCCTTTGAATATTTCAGATACTCAGCAAGTGTCTCTAATGACCTTACAGGATTTTGTATTCTTTCGATAAACTCAGACCAGTACAACTGAGATTGTGTCCAATTAGTAGCTTTCCTATTGCCCGCAACGGATATGTTTAAGGCTTTATTGTTGTTTAACGTCATCCACCATCACCGCCCCTTTAAGGATGTAATCCCACAGCGCATTTTCACAGTTTATCAAAGACTCGTTGTAATACGACTCTTTAAGTTCAATTCCCATCGCTCGTCTGCCCATTAGTATCGCCTGATAGACTTCTGAGCCTATGCCCATAAACGGAGTAAATACAATATCATTTGGATTGCTCCAAAGTTCTATACACCTTGCAATCACGTCAAGCTGTAAAGGGCAAATATGCCTTTCATCTTTCTCATCCCTCGCAGCTATTTTGTTAAGTGTATTTGATTGTCTAATATCCATCCATACAGGACTTGCATATCGACGCCACACTTGATGCGAGTATACAGGCACTTCGTTATATTTTTCCTTTTTAGCATATTTTTCCATGTCAGGGGCAGGGCGGTCGCCCTTAATTCCCTCAGGCTCTTCCTCGCCGAAGAATCTATCAAGCCCATCAGGATGGGATATAGGCTCTTCATTTTCTCCAGGCTTTCTCATAGTTATTACATAATCAGGTAGCCCTTGTCTACACATAGCAGAGTCCTTGCATAGTTGCTTGTGCATTAGTCCAAGTGATTTTGTCCTTGTAGCCTCTACAAGTGGATCTTTCCAAATTAAAACTCTGCTATGATATATGAATCCTGCATCAGAAAATAATCTTATAATCTCACCAGGAAAATCTTTTAATCCAATTACTCCGTCTCTTGACTTCAGCATTGGTATATCCATGCAGTGGATAGAAACTAATCTGCCGGGCATTATTATTCTATAAAGCTCTGATACTAAATACTTGAAATGTGTATAAAACTCATCATCGTCTTTACTGTTGCCCATATCCCTGTCGCTGTTGGAATAGGTGTACAGAGATGAAAACGGCGGAGAAAATATACTGTAATGGATTGAATTATCCTTTATCTCTTTTATCAGCTCGCAACTGTCGCCGTGGTAAATCGAATACTGCTTATCTATTTTTTGGTTTAATACTTTCAATTACCGTTCCTCCTCCGTTGTACATTATAATTGGTATACCTCTTAATTCTGCAAATCCTTTTTCTAACTTACATCCTTTTGAGTTTTCCCAATCACCGCATAAAATCAGTTTTTTGCACACTGATAGCAGATTAAAACACATATTGATACCTTGCGCATAGTTATCAACAAAATCATACATAAACCCAAAAGTATGGATTGGTGATAAAAATGTATGTTCAGGATTATTTGTAACTAATGTTTTTATTATTTCTTCAACAGCTTTTTTATTTTCTTCTTCGTTGTTATACGGATGTGCTACATATATCAGCATGCTTGTTTCATCTCCTCCCAATCAGGCAAAATCATTTCAATTTTTGACTCGTAAGGAGTCGTTATTCTCGTTGTCTTAGCAAGTTCTTTTTTAGTTATTTCTTTTGTTAGCTCTATCATTGCATTTCGCATTTTTAGAGCGTCATTTTCTTTTCTTTGTATGTTTTCTTTGACAGAGCCCTCTCTTGCGCTCATTACGATATAGGCATTTACTTGCTTTTCTTGTCCGAATCTCCAACAACGCCTAAGCGCTTGATAGAATTGTTCATAGCTGTCAGACAAGCCCACGAATATCATATTATTACACTGTTGCCAGTTCATCCCGAAACCTGCGATAGATGGCTTTGTTACAAGTGCCTTTACTTCACTATTTGAAAAGCCTATCATCGCATTTGTCTTATGTGATGCCTTGTCTGAGCCTTTGACCTCTACAACGTCAATTATCTTGTCTTTAAGCATTGCACTTTCATCATTAAGATTGCACCATATCAGCCATTGCTCGTCAGAGTTATTAACGAGATTAGCTGCTGCATTACATCGTTCAGTCAAAGTATCTTTTCTTGCTTGACGTCTTTGTGTTAGCGTTAATGTTTCGTTTATAAACTCATCACCATCTACTATTATCTCTTGGATATTCAACTTTGGCAGGTCATACCCTCTTACGTCATAGCCAAGACTTCTTGGATTGTCTATAAATACTGACCAACTGCACATCCACTGCCAAAATACATCTTCAGCGTGTCCTTTCAATCTCCATTTTGCTGTATCTGAACCGTCATGGATGAAAAACATTGATAGCATTTCTGCCCTTGTCATCACGCCTAAAAATTCACTGTGATTGCCTAACTCCATAAAGTCGTTAGGTGCAGGTGTCGCAGTACAAGCTAATTTATACGGCACTCTTTCGAAATCTGTTATTATTTCGTTTCTTATTTTTCCAGTAAAGCTTTTTAGTATTGAGCTCTCATCGAGTACAATTCCTTTAAATGTATGAGCCTCAAACTTTGACAGCTTTTCATAATTAGTTATATTAATTCCGTATTTTACATCAGCCTGAGACTCACAAATATTAACAGATATATTGAATTTCTTTCCCTCTTCTACTGTCTGAGATGCTACAGCAAGAGGAGCTAATATTAATACGTTTCTGCCTGTATGATTGCATATCTGATTAGCCCATTCTAATTGCATTGGCGTCTTGCCAAGTCCACAGTCGGCAAATATAGCCGACTTTCCTTTTGCAAGAGCCCAACGGACTATATCCTTTTGAAAATCATACAATAAGGGATTAAGTGTGTTTTTATCTATATCAAAGCCACTTGACTCTATAAGCTTTTGTTTCTCTGCTATAAAGTCTAAGTAGTCAATACTATTCTTTTTTATAAAATTCATTTGAAAATCCGTCTCCTTTCAGTAGCAGTCCGTCCGCCCAAGGAATAGGCATAGACAAGATTTTATTCATTTCATCAAGCACGTTATCGCCCTCGGTATGCTCCGCTATTATTTCATCGTGGACATGCATACAGATGTCATATCCTACCCTGTCCACATTAATTAATGCAAAGGCAAGGCAATCTCTCGCCATAGCCTGTACTATGTTTTCTGTAAGCTTACCGCCATAGGTTGATAGTTCGCCCCAAGACTTCGTGCCTTGCTCGATGCCGTAATAATGTATAGCAGGTCTGCCGAATTTGTTTTCTTTGATATGCGGATGCGGATAGTACAGCTTACGCCCTGATGGCAGTTGTATAGTCAGGAAATGCCCCTCTATAGCAAATATGCATCTGCCCGCCATCTGAGGTATTCCAGTCATCACTGTGTTTAATGACGCATTATCAATTTGAAACCACAGATCAACTATTCTTTTATTTGACGCCCTCCACCTTGCCACGATGTCAGGCAGTTCATCTTCTGTAAGCCCCATATCGAGTGCGCCCATGGCTTTTAATGCGCCAACTCCCCCTTGGTACCCAAGTGCAAGTTCTGCGATTTTTCCTTTTTGTCTTAAATCATATTCAGGATTGCCTTTTTTGATTTTTTCAATAGGAATGCCAAACATCGCACTTGCTGATGCCTCATATATTTTTCCGTGTGTCCTAAACACATCAAGGCGCCATTGTTCATTAGCTATATAGGCGATTACTCTTGCCTCTATAGCACTGAAATCACTTACATAATACTTTTTATGGTCTGATGGTATAAACGCCGTTCTGATTAACTGTGAGAGCGTATCAGGCACATTACCATATATCAGCTTTAGCGCTTCAATGTCCTTTTTCTTTACTAAGTCCCTTGCAAGCTCCAACGTACTTATATAATTCCTTGGTAAGTTTTGCACTTGTACGAGTCTGCCTGCCCATCTGCCCGTCCTGTTGGCACCGTAAAATTGCAACAATCCACGAATACGACCATCCGCGCATATTGCATTTTGCATAGCCGTATATTTTTTGACTGATGTCTTTGATAGCTCTTGACGTATCTCAAGCATTCTTTTTGCCTTTCCATCGTCAAGATTTTTTATCATAGATGAAACAGTTGCTTTTTGTAGATTTTCGACTTCTTCGCCTGTCTCATCTTCAAGCCATTTTGTCAGTTGTTGTACCGATTTGGGATTGTCAAGTCCCGATATATGCTGTGCCTCGGACATTAATTCATTAGTGATTTGATTTGAACAGTATAATGCACCATCTATAAGTTCTGTATCAGCTTTTACACCAAAAAGATTAATCTTTTGGTCAAGAGCCCATAGCTCTTTTTCGCTTTGCGGAATAGGGAACGGCTCTAAAAGCCTTTTTACTTCCATCTCAGTCCTTACATCTTGCTTACAGTAATCCTTGAATAAGTTCCACTTCTCAGGCTCGTGGTGCGGTAGTATTCTCGTCCTTGGATCCGTCTTAGTAGGTTTTCTTGGAATACAAAACTTTCTTATAAGGCTTAAGCCTATTCCCATTTTTTGCTTATTTTGCGGTAATCCTATAGCTTTGCCTATCGCAGCAAGTCCTGCAGGATAACCAAGATATAATCCGTGGTGCATAGTACACGCCCATTGATTAAGCGGTAGATACTGCCCTACATACTTAGACAAGCAATACCATTCAAATGGTGCGTTGTAGGCTCTTTTTTCAACTGTTTCATCGAATAAAGAGTTAAATAAAGGCGCAGGTAGTTTTTCTCCCTGCGCCAAATCTATAATTTCGACGGGAGCTCCGTCTATACTATATGCGAACAGTAATATTTCAAAGTTAGGAGACTGTACGTATTTATACAGTCCTCCTGTCTTAATATCAATATCGCTGAACGTTTCAATATCGATATTTAATGTTTTCATTATATTAAACTCCCATTATTGAGCCTACAATAGGCATCCCTGTAATAGGATCTATTGCCGGTTGTTGTTGATACGGTGCTTGTACTGGTGGTTGTTGATACTGTGGCATAGTTTGACCTTGATAAGGTGCCTGTACTGGTGGCATAGCCCCGAAATCTTCGTTTGCGCTTGCCTTTGTAGCTCCGAGCGGTTCGCCGTCTTCGAGTTTTTGCACGTTGTTCAAATAACAGCCTATCCCTTTTTTGCCTGCGAATAGATACGGAGCAAATACTACCGATACTCTGCCGTACATACCGCTATAAACTTCCGTTGCGCTCAAGATAGGTTGACCTTGTGCATCTATTATTTCGGGCTTAGCAAACTGAGGATCTGCACTTGTTGACGCTGTGAATACCCAATGACCTTTACACTCAGGGCCGTAAGGAGTACCGTCTTGCTTTACTCCGTCGCCATCGTGTATAGGGCTTGATACTTGTGGAGGTATGACGCCTTTCCATGCACCTTTTGCTCCCTCTTGTATAGCGTTTTGGATTGCCACGTCTATTGCCTGTTTAGTTGCTATATCAGACTTTGGCAATAATATAGTTGTTGAATATTTTGATTTGCCGGAATTTGGATCAACTCTTGGCGTCATTAAATTTACATATGAAAATCTTACTTTGTTAGTTACTACTTTACTCATTGTTTTGTCCTCCTATAAATTCATCAATTGCACTTTCTTTTTTAAGTGCAGGTCTTTTATCATTTTCATCAACAAGGGTAGGTCTGCCCTCACTTTTAGTTATAAACTCTGATAGTTTGTCAGCAAAATCTTTTTTACCGAGCAATGTTTCAATCGCTGTAAGTGTTAGCGGTTTTTTCTCGTATAGCATATTTTCGTCAATACCGCTGTCGATTAGTCGCTTGAATACATCTTCGATATTTGTAAATGTTCTTGTACTTCTACCTGCAACAGCTTTCCATCCTTGAATACTGTTGCCTTTCAATGTTTCAGATAGGGCGTATTCTTTTAAGCCTTTAGCCCAATCTGCTAAATCTTCTGCCTGCTTTAGTATAATTCCTACTTCGTCATTTGTTAGAAGTGGCGGAGTTTTAAACTCATACTTTGCAAGCTCTAAGTTTTCATTTGCCCTTGCACGGCATATTGCCGACGCTTTGCAAAACTTACAATGTTCACCTGTAGCTTGATTACCTATTCCCATATAAGCCATTTGGGCGATTTCCTTTATAGACTCTCCCCAATTTTGCAAATCAGTCACGGAGATATCAAATTGTCCGACATTGTTCATTCGTGGTTGGAATATATGCAGATGGACGTTTTGAATATTATAAAATAGGCTATACTCTTCAATTGCTCCAAGCGCATATAGCTTTAATTGTGGATTTTCATGAGCCATTACCATATTTTTCTTGCCATATTTCAAATCTACGATGTGCAGGTCGTCATTGGCAATAATAATACAGTCAGCCGTGCCAAATCCGTCTTGTACATATTTTGAGAAATCAACTTTTTTCTCAACAGCTACAAAAGGTTTAATGTCTTTGTAGCTAATCATGATTTCTTTTATATAATCAAGATACTCTTCTGTATCTGTGTCCATATCTGCTATATAAAGTTCGTTTTTCTTTAACTTGTTGTATTTAGTATTAAATGTCCTTGTGCTCATTGGCTCTAATGTGTACTTAGTTACTTTTAACTCAGCTATTGCATGCGCCAAGGTGCCCTCGGCAGCACTTGGCGACTTTGTATCTTCAAATTGTTCTTCTAATCTTGCAGACGGAGTGCAGGTAAGCCATCTATGAGCACTTGATGCTGATAATAGTGCATGCATTAGAATTTCACTCCTTTTGATATCAAATCTTGAGCAAAAGCATCATACTGTTCAGGCTTTAATTGCATAATTGTAGCTACTCCGTATTTTGCTATAAGCTCTTGGATTTCTCCAATTCTTCCTGCGTCTTTCAGTTGCATTGCTGCAACTGCTAATTTTTGCACGTCATAGCTTGGCGCTGTAGTAGGAGCTTGCGTAGGTGTTTGTGGCGCAGTAGTTGGTATAGATTGTGGAGCTTGTGCAGGTGGTGCTTGCGGTGCAGTCGGTGTCTGTCCGTTTATGAATTGATTAACCGCATCACTGTTGCTAATATTTTCAGGCATCTTAACCGGTACAGGATTAGGCGTTGTAGGTTGTTGTATCGGTGCTTGTGGTGTAGTAGCTTGTACCGATTGTTGCCCCGAGTGCAGATTTGCCAGTGGACTTAATACGCTATCTTGAGTTTTAGCAGGCGCAGTAGGTACTTGCGTAAATATTTGCTTTAGCGTTGCAGCAATCATGTTTTTAAACTCATTGTCAAATATAATTTCTACTTTCATTTTTTAATTCCTCCTATATATATTAAAAAAAGACGAACACTAATTAAATCTGATTAATGTCCGTCTTGCGGCTCTACTTTTTAAAATTTTCAACTTTTACTTTTTCACTCGCAAAACTTATCACAGTCTTGCAGTCTTTTTTTACTATCTCGACAGTGCGCTTATCTTCGTCGACGTGGCACACTGTCTTATTATCTAAATTACGTATCTGCATAACCCCCCCCTTTATTTCATTTCTAATAGTTTAAATTCGTAATCCATAGCTTCTACTTCTTCTTTTGAGAGAATAGCTCCCTCTCTTGGTCTGCCACTTAACTTAAAGCAAAGAGCCTGTTGACCGCTTTGTTGCTTGAACTGAATGCGGTTCAAAGGAACATCTACTTCAAGTAACTCTGTCAATATTTGTGCTGTAGAGTCATGACCTACTGCACTTAATGTTTCTTTATCTTGTATAAGCTGTTTAGCTTCTTCAAGACTTATTGTTTTTAAAGAAAAATCTCCGTCAGCTGTCAATATTGTTGTATTCAATATTGCAATCGGTAGAGGTTTTTTCATATAGTGAATTTGTACACTATCAGCATATTTTGCAACATCTTCTACTTCATCTATATCTGCATATTCATCTGCAAATATAATTACGACTATATCTTTAAGATGAATGTACACAATATTTTCATCTACACCATCATCAATATACCTGTCATCATTAATAAGATTATTAACGAAGTCTTTCATTTGTTTCTTTGACATATTTTCCATGACTTATTCAGCTACTTCAAAAGTAACTTTTTCATCAGTAAAATCTTCGTCTTTAAATTCTTCATTTCTAAAATGTCCGCCATAGCACCAGTTAGTTTCTTTTCTTTTTGGTGCATTAATTAAGCTTTCAAGGTCTGTTAAAATATAGTTATTCATGATTTTTCTCCTTTTTTATATTGATTTTTCTTGTATTCTATGCTACTATGTAAGCATAGAATACTTTTCTTCTTTTTATATTGAACCTGAGCTTGTATAATTTGCGTTTATACAAGCTCTTTTTTTATATTCTTGCTGCTCTTTCGATACTGTCAAAATAATACTGTATACTGTGCAGTATTGCTTGACGTGTCTCATAGCTCATTGGTTCTTCACCAAATAATATCTTGTGAAAATGTACATACTCTGCTCTTGTAAATCTTTTTTGTATCTTCAACTCTTCGCTGAGTATATTTCTTTGATATTGCATATGCTTATAATAGAAATCTCTTACATCTTCTTTAGTCTTGACATCTTCGATTATATTCATCTTATCCCCCCTTTATATCCCAATCCTGTTGCGTAGCCTTTCTTGTAGGCTTCGCTTTTAAGAGTGTCAATATATTCGACATCTACTTTTGCCTTTTTCAATATCTCAGATACAGCGATTGACTTCATCAGCCAACCTGATAAAAAGCACACTGTAGCAAACAGCGCTATAGTAAGATACATCATTTATTCTTCCTCCTCATATTCTTTTATATATTTAAATATGTCATTATGCACTATTTGAGCTAACCCCATATCATATCCATGATCTTCTTGTATATTTTCAACTTCATCTAATTCTGAAATTATTGATTTTAATGTATGATATAGCTCTCCATGTACTTGTTCACCCTTAGCTTTGCCAAGGTAATATACATATTCTTCTTTTCTTTCTTTTTTAAGGTCATCATCTGTGATTTCATTTTGTATTAGCGTTTTAATTAATCTTGCTTGTTGTGTAGTTAATTCAATCTTCATCTTACTTTCCCCTTATTTACAAAGCTGATATACTCCCCAAGTGGAGCTATCATCTGACTTAAGATAGCGTTTAATCTTGCTATCTCGTTGTCTTTGTTTTGCAGTTCTATCTCCAATCTTCTTCTTTCCAAGGGACTTAGCGGGTCAATGCTTCCGCTACCCTCAATCTTCAATATGTCGTTTATATTGAATTTCAAGTTGCCAAATGCTTTGACCGCTTTAATCTCGCCCTTGTCTTTCATACGCCGTATCGTCGTCTTATCCACTCCCCAACGCTCTGCCAATTCGTCTATGCTGAGGAGCGTCTTTTTATCCATATTCTATCCCCCTTTATGTTGTCATATTGTCAACAACATTATCAAAAAAAATTTCTTTCATTTCAACGGCATCTATATTTAAGAAGTCGGATAGACCGTACATCTCTTTGACTGTAAAATCAGTATTATTATTGATTTTATTTGAGAGTGTTTGCCTTGATACTTCTAATACTGACGCTATTTTTTCGATTTTATATCCCGACTCTTTTATCTTTTTTTTTAATAGTGTAGTGTTGGTCAATCCTCTATCGCTCCTTTCTTTTAATGTGTTTCCGTTTTGTCTACAATGATATTCTATCATGGAGTTTCTTTTTTGTCAACAACTTTTTGCAAATTTTTATAATTTTATTGACAAATTGCCTACAACGATTATAATTATGTACATAAAATTACGGAGGTGCGTTATGAAAATATTCGATAGAATTAGAGATTTAAGAGAAAAATTAGGAATGACTCAAGAAGAGTTAGCTTTAAAGACAGGATATAAATCACGCTCAACAATTAATAAAATAGAAAAAGGGTTAAGAGATATAAACCAATCACAAATTGAGTTGTTTGCAACAGCTCTTGAAACAACTCCTGCCTACCTAATGGGATGGGAAGATGAACCTATGATACAACCACGATTTAAAAATGCTGAAATAATAAAATCTGTCCGCAAGAAGAAATTACCGCTCGTTGGTAATATTGCTTGTGGCTCTCCTATGCTTAATTTCAACGATACTGACGAAATAGAGTACATAGATGCAGACGAAAATATATGTGCAGACTTTGCGCTAAGATGCGTCGGTGATAGTATGATAAATGCAAGGATAGAGGACGGCGACCTTGTCTTTATAGATAAAGACGCAAGGGTAAAAGACGGAGATATCGCTGCCGTATCAATAGATTTTGAAATCACTCTAAAAAGAGTGTATTTTAAAGAAAATTCGGTAGTCTTAATGGCTGAAAATGCCAAAATACCACCACGGATTTTTGAGTTCAAGGAAGAAAGTCAAATAGATTTTCAGATATTAGGAAAGGCGGTAGCTTTTCAATCAATGATAAGATAAGGAGCATACTATGAATACTACAATTCGAGAAAAGGATGGCGGTTATCAAGCTATAGTATCTTATAAGCAAGGCGGTAAATGGAGACAAAAATCCAAACAAGGTTTCAAGAAACAAAAAGACGCAAAAGCTTGGGCGGATGAGATAAGATATACTATAACAGAAGATATCAAAGACAATATTGATACAACAAGCGTAACGGTAAAAGACGCTTTGAATATATATCTTGAGTATAAGAAAAATAAGGTCAAATTCAGCACATACGAGACAGATAAGATATTATTGCAGTATCTACAATCGCTTGAAAATATTTCTGTATCTGATATTAAGCCAATACAAATCACAAATATAATTCAAGAAAAACAAAAACAGGGATATGTTTTAAAGACCGTGCAGGTCAAAATAAAAGCGTTCTTTAATTTTTGCATAAAAGAATTAAAGCTAATTAGAGACAATCCCGTCAACATACAGAAAAAGAAAAGAGAAGATAAGAGAATTAAATATATTAATGAAAGTCTGTATAGTGAGATATTTACTAACGCTACAGACAGCTATAAGCTAATTATACAAGTCTTATACTATACAGGCATGAGAATAAGCGAAGTATACGGTCTTAGATACGATGATATTCAAGATTGTATAATTACAGTGTCAAGACAAAAATTCAAAGGCACTGTAACGACGCTTAAATCTGAACACGGATATAGACAAATCCCTATCCCACATTGGTTGTATACAGAGATACAGTCAATAAAAGTCAGAAACATTGACGGATATATCTTCCGTACTTCAAATATTTCACGATATTTGAGACAATATAACGTATCTGCTCACTGCTTCCGGCACACATTCGCTACTAACCTTGTAGCGAAAGGAATAAATCTCAAGGTAGCAAGTGAGATATTAGGAGATAAATTCGAAACCTTTATTAACACTTATGTACAATCATCTCAAGAAGAAAAAGACAAGGCATTTAAACAAATAATAGGACTATAG